AGGCTTAACTATAAGACCTGGATATGGTTGGGATTACTCTAGTTATTACACTGCTAATATAACTTTAGTAAACACTTCAGATAGTAACGCAACACTAGCAACTTTAACTGTAGACCTTGATCCAGGGTTTGCACCCCCATAAGGAGTTAGAATCAATGCCAAAAGACGCATGCTATAAAAAGGTTATGAAAGCATATAATGGAAAACATAGTGCTTATGCTTCGGGTTCTATGGTTAAATGTAGGAAAGTAGGGGCAAATAACTGGGGTAATAAAACCAAAAAAGGAGGCAAATCAAATGCCAAAGGTAGGTAAGAAATCATTCCCATATACAGCTAAGGGTAAGGAAATGGCTAAGAAAGAGGCAAAGAAGACTGGAAAGAAGATGACTATGAAAAAAGGCTATAAGTGATGGCTGATTTTTCCTTGGAAAAGAAACAAGGATTGCATGGTTGGTTTAAAAGAAATAGTGGAAAGGGTTGGGTAAACTGTAAAACCGGTGGTCCTTGTGGACGTAAATCAGCCAAGTCTGGCGGATCATATCCAGCTTGTAGACCAACAAAAGCACAGTGTACCAGTAAAGGGGTACGGGCAAAGAAAAGCTCTAAGCCTGTATCCTGGGGACCAAGTAAGAAAGGAAAATCAAAATGAATAACGACTTCATGAAACAAAAGAGTAAAGGCTTGGGAGATACCGTAGCAAAAGCAGTATACATTGCTTCGCTTGGTAAGCTAAGCCCAGAAAACAAAGGATGCAATTGCAAGAAAAGGCAAGAAGCTCTTAACAAATTGGTTCCTTACAACCCTGTACAGCAGGTAGGAGAGAAGAAATAATGGGAGCTTATACAAGACTTGAAGCCATCAACAGAATGCTAACAGGATCATCGGAACATTTTGTAAACAGTCTTGACTCAGAATCGGGAGTTGATACGAGCGTGGCACAGCAAATCCTTGATCAGAATATCAAGTATGCGCTAACTCAAGGTCTTGTAAACAATCGCTTCTACAAGAAGTTTACGCCGTCTAAGTCAACTGATCCAGCTAAAACCAATAAGATCTTCCTACCCATTGATACTATGAGTGCTGAACTTGTCGAAGATGTACTCAATGTTGAGGGGAATGGATATGTAATAGCAAGCGTAAGAAGCAATCCACTTAGACTTTGGAATGTAACTGATCAGACAGATATATGGGAAGCAGATAGGGAATACATGGTCGATATCACGGTTAGCTTGAACTGGGAGGATATTGACACTGGTATGCAGAACGCTATTATAGCTTCCTCGGCAAGAGAATATCAAATGATAACCAATGGTGATGACAAGCTTGATAACTTCCTTACCCAGCGCGAAGTCGTATATCAGGCAAAGGGTAAGGCAAGGGATGTTAAGAAGAAGAAAAGAAACATTTTCTACAACAATGCAGATGCCATGGAAATCATAGACAGAAAGGGCCCTCTATGGGGAGTAAACCTACGTTCATGGAGATTTAGATAATGTTTGTAAGACTGCCTATTAATTCCTTATCAGGGGGTGTAAGCACTCAACCAACGACAAAAAGACTTGTAACAGAAGTACAGGAAGCTGAAAATGTAATGCTTTCGTTGGAGAGATCTGCCGAAAAAAGACCACCTCTTGTAAGAATAGAAGGTGGTCAGACAAACAGTGCATTGAATATCCCAATGGTTCAGAATACAGATGTTGATCTTGCTGACGACAATCTGTATTTCCACTTTGTAGATGTAGATGGTTATAGAAAGTATTGCATAGTAATCAATAGAAGTGGGTTTGAGCAGGTATCGTTAGTAGGTAACGATATAGTACCACCGTCTACAAAGAACCTGATCAGTGTGTTTAGAATCGAACCTACCGAATGGATACAGGAAAGAGTGCATTGGGAAGATATAGACAGAGGAATGTTTGAGTACATAACGAATTGGTTATGGAATACTCAGGAACAATCCAACAACAACCTACCAATAAACGAAGTATTTGGTTCAATAGATTGGGGAGTAGGCTGCATTCTATTTAACAAAACAGTAACTCTTGACTTCTTACCAGACAACAGCCTTACAAAGCCAAGCACTATTACGGACAATTCCATTTCCCTTGAGTATGGGTATCCAGATAATTCAACCACCAGGTACATACACTCCGGTGATGTGGTGTCGTATAAGCTTTCAGACTACGGTACTGGCTGTGTTGGCGATTGTACAAACGCCGATACGAACGGGGTTCTGGAAATTACAAAGGCTATAAACAAAGAGAACACACCCTCTAATTCAAGGTTTATACCAAATGTTCGTGACGATATAGACTTTCAAGTACAGGACTTAACCTACAATCTAATTGAGAAGGGACAATCTAGGGAAAATTTCTCATATGTAGATACCCCACCGGATGTTACCGACATTATCTCATTCTCAGGGTGGGGTTCACAATTGATGCAGAGACATCTCTACCACACTCCACAAATCAAGGACTATGTTATTCCTGGCTACGACGTAACAAAGGATTGTGGATACTATCCAACACCTCTTACACCCTTTGAAGTAGAATCCTATGATCAGAACAAAGGTAATGGAAAGATATGGAATACAAGAGAACCATACCTCAGTTTTCCAGATGGATTCTATAGATCCCTTAGGGTAACAAAGCAGCCATACTTCCAGAGAATAAGATCCGAAGGACCAAACTCTGTACTGGATCACCGTAAGTTTCCTATTATCATACAGAAGGATACTTCATCTGATGAGGGTAGATGGTATGTAAAGTACCTTCCGCTTGAACCAAGGAAAAGCGGAAACAGTATAAACAACAAGGGACCTAGATCCGTAGTTAATAAAGAAAGAATTTCTGGAATGGCATTCTGGAAAGATAGACTATGGGTAGCCACGGATCAGAACATCTTCTCATCCCGTTCAGGTAACTATTTTGATTTTTGGGTAAACAACGTCTATACGGTTGTCGATTCGGATCCAATTGATATCTCGTCTAATGTTGGAAGCACAAACTTCATAACAAACCTGGTTCCATTTCAGGAATTTCTATTCCTTACGACAAGTGGATCAACGCAGTTTGAAGTTCGCGGTGGTTCCACCGATGTTGGTATATCGCCGTTCAATGCCGTGATTAGACCTACATCATTCTACAGTACTTCCAGCATAACAAATCCACAGAAAATGGCTAATAACATTTTCTACTTTGACTCAAGTAAGGTGTATCTATACTATGGTGGAGCCACATTCAATATGGATTATAGTGGCTCAATAGATATAAGCCTGCATGTAAAGAACTATCTACCAACCGATATAGGGATAGCTACATGCAACCCAGCCACCAATACAGTCTTCTTTGTAGATAATGATAATAAGAATATCCTTTACCTACTTACCTATAGAACAAACAGTCAACAGGTAGTCCAGAACGCCTTTTATAAATGGTCGTTATCCTCCTACGATTCAATCGTAGGTCTTAAGGCATACGGCAGAGATCTGTATATCCTAAGCAGAAGACAAACCTTGTCTGGAACGATTGTAGTAGCTTATTACATTTCCCTTGATCCTATTCCAGTTAACACTCCTCGTATTGACTGGCTTACTAGGATAACCGATCAGACAAAGATAGTATACGATCCGCTGTCTAACTTTACAAAGTTCTACCTACCATACTACGATCCAGAAGCAAACGAAGTTATCTTAGGACCGGATTGGGATTATACGTCACCAAGCGGTCAAGTGGTTCTAAAGCAAGCCTACACAAGATTGCTTGATGTTCAGAATACAACCATAGGAAATAGCACCGTGCTTGTTGCCTCCGGTAGATGGGATAAGCAGAATATTGCAAGACCATCTGAAGCACCTAACTTTGTAGCAAGATCGGTCTATTGTGGCAGATGCTACAACATGAACATAGAGCTTAGTACCATGCACTACAGAGATGGAGAAAACAGAAGTGTTGATGGCGTCCTTAATCTTAAGAAGATAAATGTAAGGCACAAGGATACAGGACAGTACAATATCGAAATAGAAAGAAACGGTCGTCAAAGAACCATAGTGGAATCTGAGCCATACTCTTTCAATGATATCCTGGATAAGCTTGGTAATGTTCGTATAGACAATGAAGGCGAACTTCTTGCCAAGGTTCTGTGCAACTCGGATAGGTGTCGAATATTCCTGACATCGAACTACCCAACCCCCTGCAACATAACCAACATAGAAGTAATTGGTAATCTTAAGTTGGGACAAACATCAACACAGGTATAAACATGATAAACTCCTATGGCTTGCCTTACTTTACAAATGGTAGTTTCTTTTCTTCCCAATTCGCACCAGTAACTCCAGCCAATTGTTCGATATGCGGTTGTGCCGTAGGTGAAAACGGACTAGAACCATGTTACTGCGGTAGTGGTGGTGGGTTCGGTGGTCCATCGAACGAAACAACTTCATGCTGTGATTGCAATTCAACCAATTGGATAGCCAATTGCGGTGTACCAGGTACCGAATGCGGTGCATCGACGTGTGAAAGTACATGCATATGCGCTGCGTTTCAATGCAATGGTCCAGATTCCTTCTACTTCCCATGCCTAAACTCAAAGTCCGAGTGTGGTACTGGAATCAACTGGACGGAAAGCACGATCAAGGTTGAGTGTTGTGGATGTTGCGTAAACGCGACATTCGATGGTGAAGGTAATGTCCTTACATGCACAGAGACAGGAAGCTGTAATTGCGACTTATGTTCACCATGTGAGATACTTCTCGGTATATGCAATCCAGTATGGTGTCCATGTTTGGATAGATGGATAAAACCAACCGAAGAATGCCCATGCTGCGAGATTGATCCAAACTGTCAGGAATGCTGCTGCCCAGAGGATCCAAATTGTGGTATCTGGATTCCAAATAGCGCAACATGTGACACGTCTACATGCGAACAGTGGAGCTGTCTGCAATGTGCCAAGAATCCAACCGATCCATTGTGCGCTAAATGCCAGCAATGCAACGGTGCTTGGATACCAATATCCGAAAACTGCGATACTGGATGCGTTGATTGTCCTGGTGGATGTACTTCCCAGGATATAGAGAATGGGGATTGCGTCTACTGTGCCTTTACCGGCCAGTACATTCCCCTTGGTGTACTGTGTAGTCCAGAGTTTGTTCTGGACTGCACGGCATTTCCCATATTTTATGGCTGCTGTAACAAGGAAAAACTAACCGTGTGCTACGATTTCAATACAAGTGATCCAATCTATTTCTCAAGTAGTTCCGCAAATGATGTTATCGTCGTTGAATACGGATTCAACGGTGGTATTTCTGGTAGCAATACCGACTTCTCCTATGAAAAGATCGCAACCCTATGCGCTCTTCCTGCGGAATCACAGATAGCCGTCTATATCAAACGGTCTGGAGATGCTGATTTTACAAAGGTGGTATACGAAGCCGATTCAAACGGAGTATTCCCATATACCGTAAACTCGGCTGGTGAGTACATTACATGGTCAACTTCGTATATTACCAATGAAATTACGTCAGCAACACAGGCAGCAATAGCTGCTGGAGATCTTCTAAGAATCCAAAGAGCTACGGAAGGAAGAAAGCTTTTGTTTAGCTTTACTGAAGGTGCCAAGCTAAGTGCTACGGATCTAAACCTGGTTCTTCACCAGCTTCTATTCTTGACGCAGGAAAAGGAATTCATCTCGTCAAACTATAACTACTACACCAATTCAAGCCCAATCTTCTCGTTAACTACAGGAGCACTAAGTCTCCCAGTACAGCTAGACTTTACAGGTGCAGCCCCTGGTAATGCTCTTATATGGAACGGAGATAAGATGGTTGTTGGTATTGCGGATATGTCTATTGACGATCTAAATGACGTTACGATAGCCAGCCCAAGCATTGGTGATACCATCATATGGAATGGTAGCCAGTGGGTTACAAGCTCTGCATATGGAAATCCAGCATGGACTATAACCGGTGTATCTCCAAATGAACTTATAACATTCAACTTTGATGTTGGGTTCACTGATTGGGTAAACTACATTGATGACTCGCCATTCGATGCCGACTCGGTATTCAACGGTGGTGTGGGTGCAACCAATATCCCAATCCCAGCATCATATCCAGGATGGCTTGGATCCGTCAGATCAACTCTTCCCAATATCGCCACATCCTATGCAATAGCCAAGCACAACCTTGATTACGAACTAGTAACAGTAGGCACACCTCTATATACCGCAATCTCAAACTTGCAGGATCAGATTGATGATGGTAGTACAACAGTAGGAAATCTCTATGTTCCAGTAACCCATACCCCAAATGGAACGGTATCCGATTATGCAACTACATCCGCATCATTGAATTTCTCAATATCAAATAGCAGCTTTGTAATCGGTGGCTTTATAATCACATGCAATTTCCAAGAACAGGATAACTCTGGAACTTTTTCCGCTGGCCAGAAGATGACGATACACGGAGTAACTCTTGGAGTAGATGGGGCAGAAGACCCAGTAAGGGCTGTTATTCCAACTGGATCTAGTCTAAACTTCCAAGCTGTTGATGCCTACGTTACATTAAGTAATAACGGAAAGGATGCATCATTCACGGTTACATTGAATCAATCAAATACAAGACCAGGTAAGTTTGCCTATACTGGAGCTGGTGTTTACGATGGCATTATCAAGCTTATGCTTATTCCCAAAGTAGTTCCATAAGATATAGGGGGAGAGGAATGGAACAAACAAAGAAAATAAACATATCTTTAGTAGTCTCGTCATTGCAATTGGTGGTAATGCTAATAGGTATTGCTGGTCTTTTTGTTACAATTGGAAGAAAAGATGCTGCAATAGAAAACACAATATCCGATATGACGGAATTAAAAGCAATCGTTCAGGATCTTTTAAAAGCCCAGATAACAGTAGTATCCAACGATGCAACCCACAGTGCCATCCTGAGTTCCACACAAAAGGAAATACAGGAAATAAAAAGAAGACTAGAAAATATAGAAAGGAGATCAAATGGATAATAAAAATACAACAATCGCCGGAGTCGGAGCAATTCTAATCGCAGTAGGCAGCGTGCTATCGGCAATGTTCGATGGTAATCCAGAGACAACTGCCGATTTTGCAACTGCTATTTCTGCAATCATCGCGGGCGTAGGTCTTATCTTGGCTAAGGATGCCAAGGAAACAGCTCCCGTCGAGACAGATACAACCACTCCAACGGAGCCAAATGCTTGATAAAGTCCTTGCTAAAATCGTGTTGGTTCTTGTTGATGTACTACTTAGAAGAATTGAAGCTGGTAAGATTGCCCTCGATGCTGATGTGGATCGGGATCGTCTTATCCGTGCTGGTGCTAGGATTGATGAGTGGGTGCGGCAGCAGGACAGTCTTCATTCCAGAGGACAGCCCGATCAGGGTAGGCCCGTCGTGCAGGACCCAGGTGTATACCTTACAGAACAGCCAGTGGATCCTAAGTGACAATTGGGTTCAAATACCGGAAGGATGGTATTGTGTACCACCTTCCTTTGTTGCCGAAAACAGAGAGATGATAAAGGATAAGAACAATGGAAAATGATAAGATCAGTGAGTTAAAGGAACTAATGCTTAATCAGATGTTGATTCAGATTCAAGATCCAGAGCAATGCACCCCTGCCTTCTACCAGGCCGTAATTCGCCTTATAAACGATTACAGGAGCGAGCAGGGTAAAATCCCATCCGAAGCCATGGAAGCCGTCACAGAGGCTTTAAACCAGGCTGCGCCGTTCAAATTCAAGAAGTCCGTAATCTAATCTAATCAAGGGCCTGGGAAACCAGGCTCTTGGTCTTTGGAGACAACATGCAAGTACCAGAAGAAGTAGTCAGAGACTTTAGAAACCATCTATACTTCTGCTTTAAATATCTTGGCCTTGGTGAACCTACCGCAATGCAGTATGAAATTGCCAGAAATCTACAGGAAGGCGATACGGATATGATTGTATGTGCTGGGAGAGGCATGGGTAAGTCTACCATTCTCTCCTGCTTTGCTAGTTGGGAATGGCTAACGGATCCAAACCTTACCATAATCGTCCTATCAGCTACCCACCTTAAGGCTATCGACTTTATTTCGCAAACGCGAAAGATACTAAGTCTTGTTCCCTATATGAAGTACATGGTACCTGGGGAGAACAGCAAGGACTCGGCAATTGGTTTCAATGTAGATTGTAGAACCAAGGTTACTCAGGATCTATCGTGTACCGCCAGAGGTATCAGTGGTCAGATCACTGGACTCCACGCAGATAGAATCTATCTGGATGACATCGAAATATCAGGTAAAAATGAAACTCCAGTATCAAAAGAATCATTATTGAAAAAATTGACTGAATTGGAGTCCATGAGAAACCGAGGATCTAGGGTTATATTCCTAGGTACTCCCCATAGTATAGAATCAATCTATATTACATTAAAAGAATCATACCCTATAGTTTTATACCCAGCTGAATACCCAGACCTAGATAGTCCCACAAGGGAATACATAAGTCCCTATATCCTGAATATGGAACTAAGTCCTGGGGATGCTACGGATCCCGTAAGATTCCCAAAGGATGAACTGATGGCAAGAAAGGCTAAGATGGGAGATCCTAAGGCTTATGCTTTACAGTACAAGCTTGATTGGAGTCTTAGTGACCTTGACAAATATCCACTAAAACTTAGTGACTTGATTATAATAGACGTCGATCCTGAAAAGGGTCCCGATAAGGTCATATGGCAAGGTAGAGAATCAGACAAGACCATGTATTCCATAGGTCTTAGTGGCGATCTATTCATGGAACCTATGCATATATCACCAACCTTTTCCAAATTCAAACAGACCGTCATGACCATAGATCCCAGCGGACGAGGTGCCGATGAGACTGGCATATGCATAGCATCCACGCTGAATGGTTACGTCTATATCCATGAGCTCCTTGGTATCCAGGGTGGCTACAAGGATGAGATACTGAATAAGATAGCCAAGATGTGCATAGAGTACAATGTGAATGTAGTGAAGTACGAATCAAACTTCGGAGATGGTTTGTTTGGAAAGGTGCTACAGCCAGTCTTAATGCAGTCTGGTGTCAAGGCTGCAATAGAAGAGGTAAGAGCAAAGGGTCAGAAAGAAGCCAGGATCATAAATATCCTTAAGCCTGTAATGGATCAGCATAAGCTGGTAATCAATAGAAAGGCAGCCAAGGATGAAACAAACCAGTATCAGATAACAAGACTGACTAGAAACAGAGGATGTTTGAAACACGACGACAGGGTGGATGCCTTAGCATATGCCGTCGATCATTTCAAAGAAAGCATAGTTCTTAATGCAGATGAAGTAATAGAAAGGAATAAGAAGGAAGAGCATCTAAGAACTATAAAGAACTGGGAAAATAACTTCAGGGCAGGCGATTACGTCTATAACTCAGGCGCATTAAAACCGCTCGTAGAACAACCAATAAAACTAAGAAAAAACAAACAATGGGGGTGGTAATATGCCAGTAGCAGTAGCAGGTTTGGTATTAGCAGCAGCAGGAGGCGTAACAAGTGCTTTTGGAGCCGGTGCTGCACAAAGACGGCAGAATAGGCAGTCAGCGCAGGCTTGGACTCAGGAATCAATTGAGAAGGGTATATTCAATGCAAGGGAGATGTTCCTTGCTGGTTATAACATTGAAAGGCAGAGAAAAGTAAACGAGAATATCTTCCAAGCTGCCCTTAAGTATGACATGGAAAACTCGGAATACCTTAGAAAGAAAGAATCAAATATCCAGAGACAAATAGCAAACAAGTACATTACAGACACCGGTACAATACAACTTGCCCTTGCTTCCAATGGAGTATCGGTATCGTCTGGTACTGCCAATGCCTTGTCATTTTCAACGTTAATGGCAGCCATCAAGGATGTAAGCGCAGCCGAAACCAATGCAAAAATCGAAAGACAGAATCTTGAAACACAGAAGAATAATATGCTTAACCAAAGAACATACGACATCTTTATTCCGAATTTGTCAACTACTTCCGAAGCTCCTAGATTTGGAAGTCCTGGTGCTGCTGTTGCTGGTGGTCTTGCAAGTACTGCAATGACTATAGGTATTGGTCTAACTGGTTTTAAAAAGGAGTAATGTAGATGCCACCAATTGATCCAAGATTAACTAGAGGTTTACAACTAGGTATACAAGGCACAGCACAGGCAGAACAAGTAGCTAAACCTGGGTCTATAGTTGGAGGACAAACCCAAGTTGGAAAGACCTATAGAGAACAAGTCGGCAAAAGCAATGAAGAGATGTTGTTTGAAAACCTTGGCAATATAGTCAAGGGTGCTGAGGCTGGCGTCGATGCAATGGCCAAGATTAGAACCAATATCGAAGAGAAAGAACTTGGTGAATTTGAAATCAACGCTACAAAGATTCTTGAAGATGAACAGATGTCTCCTACGGACAAACAAGCTCGGCTTGATACGTTTGTAAAAGAAAACGCCCCCAAAACATGGATCCTGACTGGAAAGAGAGATAGGCTTATAGCCGGTATTATTTCGTCTGGTAAGAAACAATTTAACTATGATGAAAAGAGATTCCTGGAAAGAAGAGTACAGGAATACAATGATCAATACCTTGAATTAAATAAGGGAGCTTCTACTGTTCCTGCTGAGTATCTTTTAGGCAAGCTTCAAAGCGATGCTGGAGTCAATGCTCTCTTGTCTTCTGGATCAACGGAAGCAAGAAGTGTTATAAACAATTTGGTTCTTGAAAGAAATACCCAAACCAAATTACAAGTACAAGCTGAAATGGATAGAAAAATAGAAATGGTATCCATTCCAGCTGAGATTTCAACTCCGCAAGATCTTCAAAAATGGATACTAGGTACAGGAAGAGCATGGTCTAGTGATCCAGAAATACAGAGCCAACTACTGCAATCCCTTTTGGATTTGATGAATCTTGATGATCGAGAATCTCGGAACATGTACATACATGCAATGAGCGAAATCATAGGTTTAAATGCATTTGTCAAAACAATTTCAGGTAAAACACTTGTTGAAACAATGCAAGATACAACAGGAGTAATTGATAAGGAAGATCTAGGTTTTATTGCAAGAATACATAAGAAACTTAGTGATGATTTTGATAGAGCAAGAGGATTTACACTAGCGCAAAACGCAAGTTTAAACGAAATGCGAAATCGGTTTAATGCAGTTGAGCAAATAAAGAACTTAGATGCATCTTCAGATGTATTAGCAAGTGCTGTTGAAACCCTTAGATACAGTGTTAAATTTAATCCAGAGGTGTTTGGTAATCTGTTAGTACAAAATGCAGATATGAGAGTTAGAAAATACCTTGAAGATGGGAAAGTGTCTAAAAGACAAGCCTATAGAAAAGTCCTAGAGGATTTTTCATTCTTATCAGAAGGTGAAAAAGCTATACTGGAAACAGAAATACAAGGGCTATATGCAAATGAAGCAACAGCAACTATACAGGCAGTAGCCAGTCGAAAAGTAGATCCAAAAACTACAAACTTAGAAAAACAATTTGAACAGGGTGTTGAGCTATCTATAAGAATTTCCGCTACCGACGATGAGGTTAAAACAGCAATTCAAAAACTTTCCGACTATTATTTAAGAGGAAAGGGTACTGAAGATGAAATTACCAAATTACAAGAGAGAATGGGTATTAAGCCGGCGGATATTACTGCATTAGTAAATGCAAACAACACACTTGTTGATGCGGAAATAACAGAAAGAATAAAAGACGATCTTGCAGTTCTTTCGATAAAAGCAGAAGACCTAACACCCGAATCCGACATTGACCAGTTTTTCGATGATTACCTAAAAGAAAAATATCCAACTCTTCTAGATAGAGATAGAAAGAAAATCATTGGTTATTTGAATAAAAGAGATGCAGATATTAAACAAGTAGAACAAACAGGGTTAGATAGGGAAGTCTACTATGCGCTTCAACAGATTAGAAACGCACAAGCCAATAAAGTAGACAATGAAACCCTACAAGATCTACTTGGCGAGCTTTCAATAGAAGCAGAAGATGTAACTATTGATACAGATCTTTCTGTTGTTTTTAATGATATACTAGCAAAGAGATTTCCAAAGATGCCAAGCGAAGCCAGAGAAAGAATTATCAAGTCTTTGCTGGAGATGGATCTTAACTTTGCAGAACTTAAGGATTACGGTATAGATCCAAGGGTTTATCTTGGATTGCAAAAGATTAGAGAAACCAAAGAAACTCTTGCAAAATCATTTGAAGAGAAAAGAAGTAAGCTTATAGAAGACAGCTTTAAAGAGGCATTCAATGGGCTGGAAAAGTTGAATGCAGATACTAGAGAAGCAGCTGATAGTGAAAAAACACCACTTATACAAGCCCTTGTTGATGGTTCTATTGACCCAGCAGCTAGAAATTTACTGATTAGTGTTAGTGCTGCAAGACAACTACTAAAAGCCAAGGATTTAATAAACCCAGATGGCACTTATAATCTAGAAGGCATAACAAAAGAAGGTGGAGAGGTTGAGTCAGCTT